GACGCGGAAGCCCGCCCCTAAGAAGCCCGCACCGAAGCGCAAGGCCGCAGCTGCTGCGCCGCCGCCTCCGCCGAAGCGCAAGAAGCCCACGCCACCTCCGGTCGCGGCGCCGCGCCGGACGCCGGTGGTCGCGGGGTACCAGTTCGACGCCGACGCGATAGAGCTCACGCGGTACGCACTGCGGGCGGACTACCACCGGTTCATCCGTCACTGCTGGCCGGTGATCGAGCCCGGCGTCGCGTTCGTGGACGGCATGCCGGTGCGCGCCGTGACCGAGGCGGTGCAGGCGTTGATGGAGGGCACGCTCGGCAAGCGCAACCTCCTCATCAACATTCCGCCCCGCTGCATGAAGTCGACGACCGTGAGCGTCGCGCTGACGCCCTGGGTCTGGGCGCACCCGGAGTGGGCGCATCTGAAGTTCCTGTACTCGAGCTACGCGAGCTCGCTGGCCTCGCGCGATTCGCTGAAGGCGCGGCGTCTCATCCAGAGTCAGTGGTACCGCGACCTCTTCGGCGACGGCTACCAGCTCACGGGCGACCAGAACGTCAAGTCCCGGTTCGACAACTCGCGCAACGGTTACCGCATGATCACCACGCCGTCCAGCTCGACGACCGGTGAGGGCGGGGACATCATCGTCTGCGACGACCCGCACAACGCGCTCCAGGCCGAGTCCGAAGCGGTGCGGGAGTCACACGCTCACNTGGTGGCGCGAGGCNATGNNCACCCGCGGCAACGACCCCNNNACCGTGCGCCGCATCGTGGTGATGCAGCGGCTGCACGANNNGGACCTCAGCGGNNACATCCTCGCCGAGGAGCACGANGACTACGAGCACCTCTGCCTCCCNATGNGGTACGAGCGNGGCNCGACGCTCGGNGGCCCNTGGTTCAAGGACCCGCGGAAGNNGGAGGGCGAGNTNCTCTGGCCNGAGCGCTTCGACGAGAAGGAGACCNNNAAGCTCGAGAAGAAGCTCCGCGCCTACGGCACCGCCGGTCAGTTCCAGCAGCGGCCGTCCCCGCGCGGCGGCGGACTGTTCAAGGAAGTGGACTTCCGGCTCTGGCCCGCGAAGCGCAAGCTGCCGGACTTCCTCTACATCCTCCAGAGCTACGACAGCGCCCACACCGAGGAGACCCAGAACGACCCCTCCGCGTGCAGCACGTGGGGTGTGTTCGAATACCGCAAGGAGCGGCACACGCTGCTGCTCGACGTGTGGGAGGATTGGCTCGAGTACCCCAACCTGCGCAAGAAGATGATCGCCGACTGGCGCGCGGTGTACGGCGCTCACGACGGCGACCTCACGCACCCCGGCCGGCGCGCCGACGGCGTCCTGATCGAGGAGAAGGGCTCCGGCATCTCACTCATACAGGACATGCGCTCCGCCAAGCTGCCGGTCCTGGCGTACAACCCAGGCCGCGCCGACAAGCACGCCCGCGGCCACCGCGTCACCCCCATCGTCACGGGCGGCAACGTCTGGCTGATGGAGTCGCGGAAGGAGCCGGGCCTGCCCGTGACGTGGGCCCGCGCCTTCCTGAAGCAGGTGACGACCTTCCCCACCGCGGAGCACGACGACATGTACGACACGTTCACGCAGGCTCACATCTACCTGCGTGACTCGGGCTTCCTCGACCTGCCGGAAGTGCCCGAGGACCCGGAGAAGGAGCGCGACTACTCCAAGAAGCGCGTCAACCCCTACGACGCCTGAAATGCGTAGATTAGGGACTGCCTCTGGAATCAACGTAAACTAGCGGCGCATTACGCGGCCTCTCAACCCTTGCTCAATACGGGAGACTTTCATGGGTCATCTGCTATTGGTCGTACTCATCATCTGGATCATCGCGGCGCTGTTCGAAGAGAACGCACCCCCGCCCTCGCGGCCTCCTGCGTCGTGGCCCGACCCGGACCGTCCGCCGGAGTGGTTCGAATGAGCGCCGAGGTTCTCAACCTGGATGGCGAACGCTCGCAGGAAGCACGCCTCAACGCCGCCAGCGTCAGCGACATGCTGCGCGCGCTCGCCGCCGCCATCGACCTCGGCGACCACGGCCACGTCATCCGGGGCGCGGTGGTGCTGCGGGCGGGCGGCAAGGAGCCGCTCGTGTTCGGCCACGGGCGCACTGACGCAAATCAGACGTTCATCGACCTGCACGCCGGGGCGCAGCAGCTGCTGTACATGCGCCACGCCACGAGGGACTGAGCCGCCATGCCCGCCAAGACTCCTGCGCAACTTCACCTGATGCGCGCCGTGGCGCACAACCCCGCGTTCGCCAAGAAGGTCGGCATTCCGCAGTCCGTGGGCCGCGAGTTCTCGGCGCCGGGCTTCGCGGGCGGGGGCTCGATCGGCCCCACTCCGCGTAGCGGCGGGCTCGGCGCGCTGGCGGACGCCGCGTCCTGGTTGCGCGACAAGCTGAACGCCGCGCGACTGCCCGCGGTGCTGGACCCGTATGGCTATTCGAAGGACCTGCTCGGCTCGCTGACGCTGGGCCACGCGCCGGAGGAGCTCAACGAGTGGAGCTACGGCAACGCGCCGATGCAGGTCCCGCCGATGACCAACGTGCCGCAGTTCAAGCCCGGTCGGGCCGAGTCGCTGATGGACACAGCCTTCGCCGCGCAGCCGCTCACGCCGCTGGCGATTGGCGCGGCCCGACGAGCGCCCGGCGCGCTGGAGACGCTGGTCCGCAACGCGCTGTCGCCCACGGAGCGGATGCCGATGATCGCGCAGCGCGGCGCCGTCAGGCTGAAGGGCGGGAACTTCGACGACAAGGCGTTGGCGGACTATCTCGGGGACCACCTGGAAGTCCCGACTCAGGATTACTTCGACCTCATCGGCGACCCGCCGACCGACATGCCGCAAGGCCCCGTGCAAGACTGGGCGGCGAAGCAGCTGCGCAACTATCTCCGCAAGGACCTCGGCACGCCGACCGACCCGCTGCTGCAGGTGGAGAAGGAGATTCCGGGCATGCACTTGCCGGAGGACGGACTGCCGGACATCAGCAGCGTGGCCCATATGTACAACAACCGGCGGTTGGCGGGGTACGCGCCGATTCCGGACAACGTTCCGCTTCCTCCGTGGTGGGATCGCGCGATTCCGCCCGGTGCGGCGGATCACTACCCGAATTCTGCAGGCCTCAATAGGCAGCGCGCGCACCTCGACGCCCACGAGGCACTGAGCAATGGAGCGCCGCTGACTCCTTGGGGTAAGGTCTCTGACGACACGCTCATGGCGTTGACGCCCGGTGAATACGCAGCCTCGCTGGCCGGCATGCCCGGAGCGCCGACGCGCGAAGCGTTCGAGCAGCTCGACGGTCTGTTCGAAACTGGCAACCGCTTCAAGTGGCTCCAGACCGCGCCGCCGGACACGAAGATTTGGAGCCTGCGACACAACGCCGACGACCTCGGTTTCCGGCACGTGCTGGACTATCTAGACGCAGCGACCGAGGCGCACGGTCTGGTTGGCGACCCCGCTATCGCCGAGGCTAACCGCCAGCTGGGGCCGGAGCGGATTGCCCCGCATATGCGTCGCGCGCTGGGTCTGCACGACGCGGGACTGACGCTTGATCCTGCGAGCCTCTCGCGTCTCAGCGTGTCGGACGCCGTGAGGAAGACCGCGGCGTGGAAGGACTTCCTCGCCAACTCGGGCGTCGTCGGGGACCCCGACCTCGCACGCGGCATCGCCGCAGTGCACAAGGAATACCCCGAGGCGGGGATGAAGTGGGTACGGCTCGGCGAGCCAGCGCTCGAGCCCGCCACCGCGCTGCCCGAGGGACGCTCGATCCAGGTTCATCCGAAGCTCAAGGGCGAGGACGGCGCGCCGTTGTACGGCGAGGTCGGCAAGGACGGCGTGTTCACCGGGTTGGAGACCTCGCCGGACGTCGCGCTGCAGACCGCGCTGAAGTCTCACAACGCCGCGCGCGCCAAGGACGAGCTCTCCGCCGGTTTGAACGCCGAGGGCAACGCAATGGGCCACTGCGTCGGAGGCTACTGCGACGACGTCGCGGAGCGTGGCACGCAGATATACTCGCTCCGCGACGCAAAAGGGCAGCCCCACGTCACGGTGGAGGTGCGGCCGGGGAAGGACGACGGTCAGAAACCGTCCAGCATCATCCAGATCAAAGGCAAGCAGAACGCCGCGCCCGTGGAGCGGTACCTGCCCTTCGTGCAGGACTTCGTGCGGAGCGGTCAGTGGGGCTCGGTCGGCGATCTGCGGAACACGGGCCTCGCGAAGCTCAGTCAGCCGATCACCATCCGCCACATGGGCGGCGACATCACGATCCCCGCTGGCTTTCATACTCGCGAAGAGATGAAGAATCTTCTCGCGCAGAAGGGCGTCTCCGACGAAGAGGCGCAGGCGATGATGGAGCTCCACTTCGGCGGGTCGCGCGGCTACGCAGAGGGCGGCGCCGTCCTGGCCGACGCGGCGCAGGCTCGCAACGCGCTGCGCGACCGGGCCCGCGCCGCGCTCAACCCGATCAATCAGTTTCGCCAACGTATCCAAGAGGCTTTGAATGGCTGACCGCAACATCGAGCAGGACTTCGGGCGCTACATCGACCCGCAGGACATGACTGAGCGTCCGTTGGAGCCCGACGAGATCACCAACTCGATCGACGAAGACACGCCCGTTGAAGAGCAGGCCGACGGTTCGGCCGTGGTGTCGCTCGGGGACGACGAAGACGACGAACGTGAGTCCAAGTTCGACGAGAACCTGGCCGACGGCGTCATCGAAGAGTCGGAGCTCAGCGCGGTGGCGATCGATCTGCTGGACTGCATCGACCGCGACAAGGAAGCCCGCAAGCGTCGCGACGAACAGTACGCCGAAGGCATCAAGCGCACCGGCCTCGGCAACGAAGCCCCCGGCGGCGCCACCTTCACCGGCGCGAGCAAGGCCGTTCACCCCGTGCTCGCCGAGGCGTGCATCGACTTCGCGGCCCGCGCGATGAAGGAGCTCTTCCCGCCGTCGGGCCCCGTGAAGACGCTGATCATCGGCGAGGCCACGAAGTCCAAGGTCGACCGCGCCGAGCGCAAGAAGACCTACATGAACTGGCAGCTCACCAAGCAGATGAAGGAGTACCGCTCCGAGCTCGAGCAGATGTTGACGCAGGTGCCGCTCGGTGGGAGCCAGTACCTCAAGATTTGGCCCGACACGCGCTATGAGCGTCCGCGCGCGGAGTTCGCGCCGATTGACGACGTGTTCATCCCGTTTGCGGCGACGGACTTCCTCTGCGCGCAGCGGAAAACCCATCGCCAGAAGATCACCAAGGCCACCTTCCTCTCGCGGGTGGCGAGCGGGCTCTACCGCGAGATCGGCGACGACGCCGGGCCCGCCGGCATGCCGGAACAGTCCGCCGCCGAGCAGGCCACCGACAAGATCGAAGGCCGCGAGGACCTCACGTACGACAACGACGGGTTGCGCACCGTCTACGAGGTGACGGCCGACTACGTGCTCAAGGGCGATCCACTCAAGGCCGAGAAGGATCAGCCGAGTTCTTACGTCATCACGATCGACGACTCGACGCGCAAGGTCCTCGCCATCTACCGCAACTGGGAGGAAGAGGACGAGAAGCGCGAGGCTCTCGAGTGGATGGTGGAGTTCCCGTTCATTCCGTGGCGCGGCGCCCTGAGCATCGGCATCCCCCACATCGCGGGTTCGATGTCCGGCGCGATGACCGGCGCGCTGCGGGCGCTGCTCGACTCGGCTCACACCAACAACTTCCCCGGCGCGATCAAGCTCAAGGGGTCGCGCATCAGCGGGCAGACAGTATCGGTCCAGCCGGGCGAGATCGCCGAGGTCGAGGGCCCGACGCAGGTCGACGACATCCGCAAACTCGTGATGCCGTTCCCGTACAACCAGCCGTCGCCGGTGCTGTTCGAGCTGCTGCAGTACATGGGCGACATCGTCAAGGGCGTGATCAACACCGCCGAGGAGAAGATCGCCGACGCGACCAACCAGATGCCGGTCGGCACCGCGCTCGCCCTGATCGAGCAGGGTTCCATCACCTTCAGCGCCATTCACGCCCGGCTCCACGCCGCGCAGGCCCGCGTGCTCGCCATCATCCATCGCGTCAACGGACGCTACATGGATGACGAGGTCACGGTGGAGGAGCTCGGCGAATTGGTCGTCCGTCGCGAGGACTTCCAAGGGCCGATGGACATTCAGCCGGTCAGCGACCCCAACATCTTCTCCGACGCGCAACGCTATGCGCAGAATCAAGCGGCGTTGCAGCTCGCGAATCAGTTCCCGCAGTTCTTCAACATGCCGGAGCTCGTCAAGCGGGCGATGCAGCTGCTGAAGTACCCGGCCTACTCCGAAGTGATGCAGGTCCCCGCGGACGCGAAGGAGCTCGACGCCGTCACGGAGAACGTCATCGCCCGCAAACCGGAGACGACGCTCAAGTCGTACGACGATCAGGACCACATGGCGCACCTGCAAACGCACGTGCAGTTCATGGTGAGTCCGATTTTCTGCGCCAATCCGCTGATGGCCAACCCCACGCTCGGCAAACTCATCGCACACTGCGCCGAGCACCTCATCGCGCTCTACACCCAGCACGCCAAGGCCGCCACCGAGGCGGTGCAGGTGGTGCAGAAGCTCGGGGCGGACTCCGCGGCGGCGCAGGGCGTGCATTTTTCGGACCAAGAGCTCGCCAAGCAACTCGCCCCCATCATGGGCCAGTTGGAGCAGGCGATGAAGCTCGCGCAGCAGTTCGCGCCGCCGCCTCCGCCCGACCCCTCCGTCGCCGCCAAGCAACTCGAGATCGAGTACTTCAAGCAACGCGATCAGGCCAAGGCTCAACTCGACCAGGCGAACGTCCAACTCGAGCAGACGAAGACCCAGGTCGCGGCTCAGACGGACGCCCAGCAACTCGCGGCCGACAACGCGCGTCACACGCAGGAGATGCAGGTCGCGGCGCACAACGCCGAACTCGCCTCCCAGTCCGAGCAGCAGCAGAATCAGCTCACGCTCTTCCTTTCCAAGATGAAGGAGGCCGCGCAAACCGAGCGCGACGAGCGTCAGCGTCAGTTCGACGACGAAATGACCTCCCGCGAAGAGCGCATGAAGCTGCTGATCGCGCAAATCGGAGCCAAGCAGGCTCTGGACCTCGAAAATCTCCGCAAGGAGACCGCGGTCCTCATCCAACTCCTCAATCACGAGAGCACAATGGCGCAGAACCGAGCCGCTGCCGCCTCAGAGTCCGCAGGCTCGTCTTCAACTTCCGGAGAATAGCGAATGAAAGAGAAACTCGTCAACCAGCACAAGCGTCTCGCGATGGGCGACACGGTGAAGGGCTACGCGAAGGGCGGCTCCATCGGTGTGAACATCAACGCGACGCCCATCGGCGCCGGGCGGCTCGTGCCGAAGCCCTCGGGTCGCTCCATGAGCCCGCTCGAAGTCGCCAAGCGCAACAACGGCGTCCCCGGCATGAAGACCGGAGGCTCGACCGACCGCGGCTACAAGACCGGCGGCGGGTTGAAGAAGTGAGCTGAAGTGAGCCGCGCCCTTCACCAGCTGTACAAGAAGCGCGAGGAGCTCCGCGTCGGAGTTCTGGAGTCGCCACCGTCCAGTTGGGACCAATTCATGCTGATTCTCGGTCGCTATCAACAGTTGACCGAGGACATCCAACTGTTAGAGCTCGAAATCAAAGGAAGGGAAGAGAAATGAAGTTCATCGTTACGAATCTGTCGACCGGGGTCTCCGACGAGGCGACCTCGGAGACCACTTCGGCGGACGCTTACGCCATGGAGCGTTGGGGTCGCGACAGCGCGGCGCAGGTGGAGTCCGATTGCGGCATCCGCATCGAGCCGGTCACCGAAACCGCGGCCACCGACGAGAACGAGGAGAAGAACGTGGACGACGAAGACACCAAGCCGCCGAAGACGCCGGCCCCAGAGGAGGAACACCCACTCGAACGACTACCGGAGGAGCTCATACCCGACGAAGCGAAGTAACTACCCCGCAACCGAACAACAACCCGTTCTGCAAGAGAAATAAGGAGAGCGTTCGAAATGAATGCTGCAATCGAAGAGGCAACCCTCCAAACCATGGAGGACGCGTTCCCCGACGTCGAACCCACCACCGAGCCGCTCGGTGGGCGGGTGCTGGTCCAGCTGCGCCGCACGAGCAAGAAGTCCCGCGGCGGTATCGTGCTCGTCGAAGAGACGCGCGACACCCAGAAGTGGAACAACCAAGTCGCGAAGATCGTCGCGCTGGGTCCGCTCGCGTTCCGCAACCGCGAGACCAAGGAGTACTGGCCCGAGGGCGCGTGGGTGAAGGTGGGGGACTTCGTCCGCGTTCCGCGTTGGAACGGAGATCGGATCGAGGTGTCCGTGAAAGACAGCGACGAGCCGGTGGTGTTCGTGGTGTTCAACGACCACGAGCTGATCAGCAAAGTGAAGGGCGACCCGCTCGCGGTCCGCACCTATATTCTGTAACAAGAATCTGCAACGGAGGCGAGTGAACGATCATGGCAGGAAAACAGGAAGAACTCATCCCGGAGGTCCGCGAGGAGTCCGACGGTTCGGCGTCAGTCGCGCTGGACGAACTCGAGCCCGGCAAGCCTCAACCGCGTAAGCCCGCCGCGAGCGCGCCCGCCGAGGGCGAAGCCGAAGGTGCCGACGCGGCCGGCGGCGATGACGACGGAGGCACGAACGACGGCGACGACGAGGACCACCCCAACGTCGACGCCCATGAAGACGACGAGCTCGCTCAGGCCAGCACGGACCGCGATCGCGAAGCCATCCGCGCCCGCCGTCGCGACGAACGCGCCGACCGCAAGCGCAAGGCCAAGGAGCGCGAAGAGCGGTTGCAGAACGAGCTCGTCCAAGAGCGTCGCGCGCGTCAGTCGCTGGAAGAGCGGATGGGACTCATCGAGCGGCGCAACGTCGGCGCCGAGCTCGCCCAGCTGGACAGCGCGATCAAGCAGGCGGGCGACTACGCCACGCACTACCAGCGCATCATCGCCGAGGCGGTAAAGGCCGGCAACGGGGAGCTCGTCGCCGATGCGACCCGCAAGCTGGCCCAGTCCGAGCGCCGCGCCGAAGAGCTCACGACCGTCCGCCGCGCCTATTCGAACCAGGCCGCGGCGCCCGCCCCGACGCAGGTCGACCCCGTGGTCCAGGCGAACGCCACCGCGTGGCTCGGGCGCCACACGTGGTACGACCCCGCCGGCCGCGACCAAGACAGCGCCGTGGCGCTCACGGTCGACCGGGCGTTGGCGGCGGAGGGCCGCGACCCGCGCGACCCCGGCTATTGGACCGAGTTGGACGCCCGTCTACGCAAATACCTACCCCACCGCATGAAAGGTGATATAGTGAACCCAGCCACACCTCCTGCGGAAAGGCTGCGCAAGACCCCGGTGACCGGTTCTGGTCGAGAATCTGCTGGCAATAGCGGAGACTCCCGAGAATACAAGGTCTCAGCCGAACGGGTCAAAGCCTTGAAAGACGCAGGCATGTGGGACGATCCCAAGTCCCGCGCCGACGGCATCCGACGTTACCGTGAATACGACCGCCAAGCCGCGGCTCGTAAGGAGTGAGCAAATGGCCCGCAATCGCAACGAAGACACCCGGCTTCGCAAGGAAGCCGCAACCTCGACCCGAGGCTCCCGCGCGCAGGAGGACCAGGCCCGCTCCAACGACGAGGGCACCGCGCTCTCGGTCGAGGACCGTCGGCGGATGATCCGCAACGAGTTTGCGCAAGAAGCGCTTCCGCAGGTTCCCCCGATCCCGGGCTACCACCTGATGTGGCTCAGCACCACGAACTCCTACGACCCCATCCACAAGCGCATGCGGCTCGGTTACGAGCCGGTGAGCGTGGATGAGCTCCTGGGGTTCGAGAGCTTCAGGATGGGTTCTGGCGAGTTCGCCGGCTGCGTCGCCTGCAACGAGATGCTGCTCTTCAAGATTCGCGAAGACCAGTATCAGGCGATCATGGCCGAGTTCCACCACAACATGCCCCTCGAGGAAGAGGAAGCGCTCAAGGCCAAGCTCAAGCAGGGTCATCAGGACAGCGAAGGCCAAGACCTGGAGAGCGTCGAAGGCGACGGTTTCGAGCGTCTGGTCGACAAGCGTCGGGTGCCGTCTTTCGCGTAGAACCTCGGGGGCGCTTACGCAGGCCCTCTCTCTTAAATTTTCTCA